ACGGGGCGACATTGTCGACATCGGCGTCAAGGGGTTGTTGTACGAAGTGGCCGGGCGTTGCGACACGGTCGGCTGGTACGTAAAGGCGCTTGAAGCGCACAGCGATAACGATGGGTCCAACTGGCCAGCAGGCGGCAGATGGTACGCAAGCGAATCATGGCCCTCGGTCCTTCTCCCTGACGTCCCTTCACCTGAGGTGCCCGCGTTCAGTCACCGTTGGAAGCGAATGGGTTGCGGGACGTGCGGGGCCAATGCGGGCGAGCCGTGCAAGGGAACATGCAAGTCGCCTTGTCGCTGCCCGGAGAAGGACTGCATGATTCGACAAGTCGACCACGACCACGGCACGGTTCCCAGCGGAACGCCCGATAAGCGGGCGCGGTGGCAGGCGAGCAACGATGGCGAGACCTGGGTTGATCTTGGCGGCCCGTGTTCTCGGCACGGGTGCAGCCACCGGTATCACCGTGCCTCAACGATTATGCCGGCGACGGCGGAACAAACGGCCCGCGATGATAGCGGCAACCGTCCTACCAAGCCGGCTCATTCGCCCAAGCGCGAAGTCTTCGCGGGAGGGGCGTGGCTGGACTACGATCGCTTCCTTGCGAACACCGATGAGCCGTGGGTGTTCGAGGCGTTCAAGGTCCGCCGTGTCGACGGCATGGAGATGACCGAGCAGCACTTCGGCCGCAACGACCGGAGACGAAAGCCGCAGCTAGGAGACAGGCCAGAGCCGTGGGTGCCGAGCGTGACAGACGAAGACCTCTTGCCGGATGCGGGAACGTGAGCCTAAACGATCGGTTTCTGACGTGGCTAGGACGGCGCTCATGGGTCGTGACAGCCGTTCTGTTTCTGATGTTGGCGGCGAACGTCGGCGCCGTCATCCATGCCGAGGTGAGCAAGCGACGCGCGCTGGCCGGTGGCGTGGTTAAGGTCCGTTGCGTCTGCGAGGCCCCATGACGTCCCCCAAGGTTCTCCCGGGAGAGAAGCACTGGCGCATTCATGTCGTGTGCTGGGGGACATTGTTTGCAGTTGGCACTGAAGCGCAGGCTGAAGAGTGGCGCCAACACAAGGCGGGCTGGGAAGGTTGCGTTGCGCGCAAGCGACTGGCCACGCCGGAGGAAATACGCGCCGAGAAGTTCGCCCGCCTGGCGGAGTTGCTGGGATGACCCCCAAGGTTCTCCCGGGAGGTGAGTGATGAATCCCGGGTATGTCGTCGCCATCACATGGGGCGGTGGAGTCATAGGCGCGTTTTTTGTTGCCGGGGCGACGCGCGCAAAGCTATGGGACTTCGATTTTCCGACGGTGGCGCTATTCCAATGTCTCGCGTGGCCGCTCGCCCTGCCACTGGTTCTCGGTCGCGCGCTGGCGAAGCGAATGGACCGTCGAAGACTCGCCGCGAAGGAACGCCAGAAGTGGCTTGAGGCACCGCTCCCATGACCCCCAAGGTTCTCCTGGGGGCGCTGGTAGAAGCAGCGCGTGAGGTTCGCCGCGTGAACGAGGCGCAGCGGGAATACACGCGCCAGCTACAGGCGATCGCCGCAGAGGCACGGAAGACCGGCGAAAGCCAGTCGCATCGAATACCGCCGAAGGTCTACGACTACGGCGCTGCCGTGGCGGCTCTACTCGACGCCCTGGAAAAGTACGAAGCCCGCTCCCAAGCCCCATCTGTAGGGGGGAGGACGGCGCGCGAAGTGGCGCATGGACTGTTGCGCAAGAATCGCTGCGGTGACGTAGATCCTATCCATCACACGGACGAGTGCGACCGAGCGACCGCCGCCATCGAAGCCGATCGCGCAGCCAGCGCAGCAAGGCTAGAAGAGGCACGGGGGTTCGTGGCAGCACTGCTCGATGCTCTCGGCGAGGCCGAGGATCCGTCGTCATATTGGGGCGGCGGAGGCAAAGAGTCGGTTGACGATAAAGTTGCAGCCGCCCGCGCCTGGCTGACCCAAGGGGACGACGCAAACGGAGGAACGCGACCATGACACAGGAACAACTAGACCACGCCCGTCTCGCTAGCTTCATCGCCGACGGCCGGCTGATTCGCGGCCAGTGGACCGGCAAGGACTCGGACGGCCGGAAGACGGCGTGCTTGCTCGCGGCCCTGTACCCGCCCGCCGGTGAGCATCAGACCGCCGACGTGTGCCCGGCTGCGGTCATGCGTCCGTGGTTGGCACATCTGACGCCGTGGATCGACGACAGCGGGACGGCCGAGAAGTGGCCGGAGCAAATCAGGCGCTACGCGGCGGTTATTAGCAACGTCGTCGCACTCGACGCGGACGCAGACCGACGGCTCCAACGTCGCGTTGGAATCGTCATCGTTCGCGAGGCGATGGCAGCGGTTACCGTCGACAAGTGGGGCGTCAAGGCCGCGGGCGAGGGCATGATCGCTGCGCTGGAGAAGGGCGACGAGAAGGAGATCGCCGCCTACGCCGCCTACGCCGCCGCCGCCTACGCCGCCTCCTCCGCCGCCACCGCCACCGCCTACGCCGCCTACGCCGCCTACGCCGCCGCCGCCTACGCCGCCTCCTCCGCCGCCACCGCCGCCGCCGCCACCTACGCCACCGCCACCGCCTACGCCGCCGCCGCCGCCGCCACCGCCACCTACGCCACCGCCGCCGATCGCATTATCGACGGCATCCTGACCGAAATGGAGCGAGCGGCGGGGCTGACCCAAGGGGACGCGACGTGATCGCGGCGCTGTTCGTACGCATGGGCGGGGTCTATTACGGCCTGGATGATGTGGAGCCGTGGGGGTGGCCGAACCGGGATGCGAGGGAATACGCGGGGCCGTGGCCTGTCGTTGCGCACCCTCCCTGTGAGCGTTGGGGTAGCTACGCGCATGGTAGTCCGGTGATGATCGCGCGCGGATTCCGAAAGACCGTCGGTGACGACGGGGGGTGCTTCGCCGCTGCGCTAAAGGCCGTCGAAACGAACGGTGGCGTTCTTGAACACCCGGCGTATTCAAGGGCGTGGCACCACTTCGGACTGCCCGTTCCGAACAAGAACGGAGGTTGGACGCGTGGTCAAACCGGATGGTCATGCCACGTTGAGCAGGGCCACTACGGCCACCCAGCGCCGAAGGCAACCTGGCTATACGCCGTCTGCCCGTCGCCGCAAGCGTTGAAGTGGGGACCGAGCGGCGCGCTGGGACGAATCGGTTTCCACCGAGATGAACGTCGGCGAGCCGCAGCGGCTGCTGGGATACGCGAAATCAAGAAATCGAGACGTGCGAGCACCCCTCCCGCCTTCCGTGACCTACTGCTCTCCATCGCCCGCAGTGCCCGCGCACCTCAAAGGGACACCCCGGGAGGGACGCGGTGAGCGTGACGGTCGCGGTCATCGGGTCCAGGTACGGCCTGGTTTGGGCGAAGGTTTCCGACGCCATCCGCTCCATCGTGAGCCGGCCAGACGTCGGTATACTGGTGTCCGGCGGCGCGATCGGCGTGGACCGAATCGGGGAGTCGCTCGCCATCGCAGCCGGCAAGCGTACGCACGTCATTCGCCCGGACTGGAAGCGCTACGGGAAAAGCGCCGGCATGCGACGAAACGCCGACATCATCGCAATGGCCGACGAGGTCCACGCATTCTGGGACGGCGAATCGCCTGGCACCGACGGCGCGATCAACATCGCCAAGCGGATGAAAAAGAAGCTGACCGTGTACGACGGCAACGGAATCCCGCGGGGCACACCTAACAGGGAGCGGGGACGGTGAGCGCGACGGTGACGTTTCGATACGCCAGCTACTCGGAGGAGCCGCGGGCGCGTTACTCGCGTGGTCCTTGGCTGGCCGTCACAAGGTCTACAAGTCGCGGGCACTACTTCCTGCAATGGTACTGGGGCGACGGCTGCGGGTCCCATCGCTACAACCCTCCAATTCCCGGCGTGTCGTTCGCGCGTCGCAAGGATGCCGAGGCCGAAAAGCGGAAGCGCATAGAAGCCGGCGAACACGGAGAATGGATCGAATGGCCCGGCACCCGTAGGAGCGGCGACAGATGAGCACCCGAATCAAACTGGGCCCGCGTAGATGGGTAGCCAACCCATGGAGCAAGGACCTGACGGTGGCACTCGGTGAACTCGCGGCCGAGACGTCGCTGAGCCGTAGGACCCACGCGCTCCTGACGTCCGTCGTGGGTAGCTACATCATGCTCTGCGCCGTGCCGCGCCGTGACCGCGAGGAAGTGGTGCGAAAGATTCGACAGCGGAGCGGCGACAGATGACCCGGCTGCCAGGAAAAGCGATCCAGGTGGTTACGATAGGCGTTGGACTCTATGTCCTCGACGCCGACGGAGGCATCTGGTGGCTGGGACGTAGCGGCGAGTGGGAATCCGTCGAGGTGCCGCGCGATCAGGCGGTAAGGCTACGGCGAAACAAGCTCGCCCGCGAACGGCGCCGCAAGCTACCGCGCCTCAAGGTGAGGCCGTGAGCGCGCCACACGTTCATGATTGGGCGTTCGACTGGGAGAATCCGCCGGGCTACTACTGCGCGGTCGTCGACTGCAACGACGTCACCGGGGCGTGTGCGAGTTGCGAAGGGCCGACGCATCAACGGTTTTGCTCCGACCTGTGTGCAAGCGAATTCGACGGCGACGCCCGCACGAAAGGAGAGGGACGCGACGATGAGTGACGATCCACAGGGCTACAAAGGGAGCGGGACCATGGGCGCCGGCTCGCCGTTTCCGCCCGAGCGTTGTGAAGCGTGCAAGCGGCTCATCTGGTCCGATCGCGAGGGCCGAGTGTGCACGGAAGCACACGGCTACGAGTGCAGGACGGTAGCCCAGCTCGCAGCCGCCCAAGCCCGGATAGCCGAGCTGTATCGCGAGCGAAAGGTCTACGAAGAGTTGAACGTACAGCGCCAGGAAGTCATCGACGAACTTGCCCTTGCGAACGCCCGCATCGCGACACTCGAAGGGGAGCGGGACGCGGCGAACGAAACCGCGAAGTTTCACGATGCTGGCCGAGCACGCGTTGCCAGGGATGCGCTTGCGCTGAGAAGGGCCATCACCGACGCTCGCGCGCAACTCGGCCCCGGCGACGCGTACGAAATCCTCGGCCGCGCCCTCGCAGCCTCACCCTCACCCCAGGCACGACCGTGTGACCGAGAAGGTTGCGCGCACGAAGCGATCAATGGCGGCGGTGGTTACTGCTACCGGCATGCGAAAGAAGCGGGACGATCGGCACGGCTTAGAGATGACCCTAATGTGTACTGCCGCGCGCAGCAATATTGGAACCGAATGCGGTTCGAAACTGGGCGATCATTCGAGCCAGAAGAAGAGGGCGTTTTTGTGGCCACTTGCGACGCAATCGACGCCCACCTCGCAGCCTCCCCTGTAGAGCCTCTGGGGCTGGATGACGTGCCGCCGGAACACCACCTGCGAACGCTACTTTCGGTCGCAGCGGACTGGAATCGGCACAGCAAATACTGCGACTGCAACTCGTGTGACAAGATCAAAAACGCCAAGGCTTACATTGAGCGCCACTGCAGCACCCCCAGGACTCCCGACAGCGGGACGGGAATGAAGCCGGGGCAGCGGTGTACTCGGTTGCATCATGGTCACAGCCCGGGGCCGCATTTCTGGTCGGCGGCGCGCGATGAGAACTGGACCCTCGAACGCCCCGGGTTCGACGTGCCAGAGGCGCGCTGCCCCTACATCGAGCCCGACAGCGGCGCGCGAGGTAGGTTTACGAAGTACGGTCGCATGGGCGAAGAGGCCGTGTGTCTGACGCCGGAGAAAGACACTGGCGAGCAAGACAGCGGGACGGGGGACGGCACCCCAAGGAGGGACGAGACGTGAGCGACGAGGCGCTGTGCGCGAACTGCGGCAAGAACCCGGGTACGCTCGACTGGGTAGGAGACGGCGGCGTGCTCGCTTTGACTCACGGGTGGGTCGCGAAATGGTGCGAGCCGTGCTGCTTGAAGGTGCAGATCAAGCACGCCGAGGAACGCGCGGCCGAGTTGCCGAAAATGCGGGCGCGGCTCGCGGAACTTGAGCCAGCCACCCCACCCCCACCCGAGACGGCGGTGTGCGCGACTTGGTGCGGGACCGAAGCCGGCCCGACGTACGAACCGCGCGTCTACGAAACTAACACGCACGACTACTGCACTGCCGCCTGTCGCGACGCCGGCCGTTCTCTGCGGCCCGACGAGAGATGCGTTAGTCTCATAGGTTTCACGACGACGAACCCAGGTCCTGCGAAAGCCTGCGCGCTGAAACGTGGTCACGACGGGCCGCACCGCGATCCGTTTGAAGGCGAGTTCACGTTCACGGTTCCCCAGCCTCATACCGAGACACCAGCTAGCCAGGGGACGTGGACTGAGACGTTGCATGCAGAGACGTCGCGAGCGCTTCACGGCAACCCGGCCGAATGCCTCGCCCGCGACCACGGCGCCTGTGACTTCGAAGACTGCAAGCTTTCGAGCACGCGCGGCGGCACCGGTACAAGGAAGCCATGAACTACGAAGGGGTTAATCCCGACATCTGGGAGATGCTGTCCGACGAGGAGCGCAGGCATGCGCGGCGCGTAGTAGCAGAAAATTACGTTGCCCAGTATGGGCCGCGCCCATGTTCATGCAACGACGCGCCCGGGTGTCCCTGTCCATGCCATCGCGACGCGGGCGGTACAAGGAAGCAGCCATGACCGCCCGGAAGCTGCTACGCAAAATCGCCGACGACATCGACTGCGCCTTTCCGGGTTGCGGCGAAGACGAGCCACAGGACTGCCCGACGCATCGTCGCGCCGCCGCCCTCCGCCTCATCGCCGACCGCCTGGATGAAGCCGCGAAGCTCGCAAACTACAACACCGAGATGGGCGTTGCGTGCGGAGACGTCGTGCGCGAAGTCCTCGCCCGCCTCGACGCTCCCCTACCATAAACCCTAGCTTTACAATCAGTCACCGATAGTACAACCTCAGGAGGCAGCATGGGAAAGCAGCCCAGCTCAGTGGACCGGCAGAAGACCCACGCCGACGAATTACTCCAGGCGGTGAAACAGATCACCGAGGACCAGCGGAAGTTCATGGCCCAATGTGTAGCCGACGTCCAGGGCTACACCGCAGGAGCAACCGAGGAGCTGATGCTCCAGGTAGGTCGAGTGATGACCGTCCAGGAGGCGATCATCGAGTACCTCGAGGAACTCTCGAACAAGCGCCGGGACGACGTAGGGGCTGAGCTCCGAGTCAAGAGCATCGTGGAGCAGAACATCGCCAAGGCCAAGGCAGCCCGAGAGGCCGAGAGGGCTAAGGCCGAGGAGAAGCCGGTGTTGACGTCGGTCCCCGTCGCTGAGCCAGACGATGAAGTGGCGGCAGCCTACGCCGCAGCAGAGAGGCTGGTGCGAACGGGCCCAAACAAGCAACCCGTGGGACCACGGGCCGACATGACGAAGGAATGCACCTGCAATCCTCGTCATCCAATGGCCTACCTGGACGATCCGGGTTCCGACTTCGACTGTCCGCACCACGGGTTCGAAGCTACGAAAGAAGTACCCGCCGACATCGCACCAGCAGCACCCGCGGATGTCGCGCCCCCTGACGCCAACTGAGAGGCGCAAGGAGCAGCAGAAGTGGGACCGCATCCTAGCGGCCGAGGGGCTAGGCGTGCTGGGAGTCAACGGGCACTGGACGTTCCCGGGAGTTCACCCGACGGGACAATCGAAGGGGGTCGGATTCTGCTCCCTCTCCCCCGGTCACGACATTTCGGTGCTGGCAGACGATCCCAGGGCCGTGCTGTTTCGCCGGATCGGCCAGGCCGCCAACGACCTCCCGCCCCGCCATCCCGACAAGCGCCTACTCCTGGCGTTTGCGGATACCGGCTACGAGCAGAAGGCCGCAGACGCATGCGGGGTAACACGCTGGCGAATCCGCGGAGCCGTCACCCGCTTCTGTCTCGAGCACGGCCTAGACGTGAACCTGGTCCAGCGGCCGATGCCATCGAACGCTAGGCCCCAGCACCACGAAACCCCTAAGAACTGTGACACCCGCGCAGATCGCCATACGCCCCTTCCGTCCCGAAGATCGGGCCTTCGTCCTGGACAGCATGCGTCGCACCCTCGTGCGCAACAGCGCCTACGCGACCGGCCTCCAGCCCGACGTGATCAACGTGCTGGTCGAGCCCATCATGGCGACCTACACAACTCTCGTCGCCACGCCGCACGAAGACCACGATGAGATACTGGGCTACCTGACCCACGACGGCCCTACCACCGTGGGATTCATCTACGTGAAGGAGCCGCTACGCCAGAAGGGGATCGCCTCGGCTCTCTTGGATCACGCAGGCATCCGCAAGGGGGAAATCACCGCCCCCCTGATCGTGACCAAGCTCCCAGGCTCGGGGAACTTTCCCAAGCTCTGTGAGTCCCACGGCTACACTGTGAGATTCCGTCCCTGGATGGGGCTGTCAATGATGGCGGATATCCTCGGGAGGGTGGCGGCGTGAACACACCTACTGGCGACTACTGCGAAAGGTGCGGCCACAAGCTGCAGGGAGTAGCTGGCATTGACCTTCCGTGTGCTGATCCGATGTGCGGCGGAATCCTGGGCGATCGCTATGTCGTGATGTCCACGCCAAAGGATGGCATCTCGCAGAAGATTACCCTTGGGCGACTTATCGTCGATGGCGCGGTCCGCTGGCATGAAGTAGCGCGCCAGGAAGTCGACTTCAACCGGGTAGATCAGGACATGCGGCGTGACGTTATGCGCCATTTTTTCCGGGGCTTAGAGACCTGATGAGCGCCGCATCCGTTGGGGCAATGATGCGGCCCGATGGGCGCCCTGTTGGCAGGCCGTTCCTGCCCGGGCCAGACCCGCGCAGAATCGGCATCAGCGCGGCCGAGAGAGACTTCCGCGCCCTCATCGAGTCCGAGCAAATCCCCCGAGCAAACGACCTCCTGACCAGCGTGTTCGACGCTGGGATGGCGGGGGACATGAAGGCAGCGGAACTGTTCTTCAAGGTGTGCGGGCTGATCCGAAAGCAGACCGACGACGCGGCTCTGACCGAGCTTGCCCAGAAGTTGCTGGACGGCATGCTGGAGGAGGCCCGCGCCCGCAAGGCAGCAAATGTCGGCGCCCGCCCTTGAGGGCATCGAAGAACTGTTAGGTCTGATCGAGCAAGACGATCCCCTCACGGTCGACACGCTAACCGCCGGCCACGCCAAACAAGCCCAAGCTCTCCGGGACCTACTCACCCACGAGAACCGGGATCACTCGTGGATGACCAGCCGCCGATCGGGCAAGACCACCGCGGCGGCTTTCGCCCTCCTGCTCTACGCCCTCCAAGGCCCACGCCGTAACTGCCTTTACATCGGCCTGACTCGTATGCACGCCTGGGACGTGATCCTCCGGGAGATCTTCCTCCCCGTCCTCGAGGCTCACGGAATCAAGCACTCCCTGAACAAGGTTCGCCAGCAAGTCACCTTCCAGAACGGCTCGGTGGTCTCGTTCGGTGGCTCGGACGACGTGAAGCACATCCAGACCATCCTGGGCAACCGGCTGTCCCTGGCAATCATCGACGAGCAACAAAGCCAGCCCCCGGTGGTACTGCGCCAGCTCGTGGACAAGATCCTCCCCCCGGCCCTGTCTGACTCGGGTGACGGCCGACTCCTGCTCTGTGGCACCTGGCCCGACGTCGAGGCCGGCTTTGCCCTGGAGACGTTCCGGTCAGGTCGCTACATCACCCACACATGGGCCATGTCGGACAACCCCCACCTGAAAGACCCCGAGGTAGAGAAGGAGCGGTATCTCAAGGCCACCGGTCGTTCGCGTCAGGACCCCGAATTCCTCCGAGACTGGGAAGGCGTCCCGGTATGGTCCAACGTCGCCACAGCTTACCGCTACGAGGCGAAAAAGAACGGCTGGTCAGGTAGCCCCGCCGGCTGGTCCGAGGGCTTAGAACTCAAGCCAGGGCGTCTGATTGCGGTTACTCCGCCCGAGGGCGTCAATTGCTTCACCATCGGCATCGACCCCGCACACTCGTCAGACCGGTACTGTGCTGTCGTTTGGGGCTGGTCCAGCCACAACCCGGTAGGTCTCTGGCAGGTAGCCGAATGGGTGACGCCGAAGGCCGCGTTCACGATGGCCAGCCAGTGGCTAGCGGTCCTGAAGCTATTCGCCAAGCACTACAGCCCGGTAATCGCGATCACATCGGACTCCCAGAGCACCCCGGACGACGTAGCCCTGAACGAGTACAGCCTGGTGATCGAGCCGGCAAAGAAAGGCGACGGCTCCCTCAAGGCTCGCGTCGACAGACTGGCGGACCTACTTGGAACAGGCAGAGCACACGTTCTCATCGGCTCCGACCTCGAGGCTGACCTCAAGGTGGCGAAGTTCGACCTGGAGCAGCGAGCCCTCGGGAAATACAAGTGGGACGACACGGTCATCCACCCCGACGTGGCGGACGCAGCCACATACGCCCTGCCGACCTACATCGAGTCAGCCGGCAATCCGCCTACGCTCAACCCCCCGATGTTCGACGAGAACGCCTGGCGCACGTCGTTCAAGCCTCCCCCCGTGGACTACGGGTACGACCAGCACAGCGACAGCTCAGACTACGGCGGCCCGCAATGAGCCACGAATCCCCTATGAAACGTGGCGAAGCTACCGCGAAAGGACGCAGTAAGGCGTCTATTCGAGACGTTCGGTAGCGCCCCCCCGAATATCGCGGCAATCTCCGTCGGTGCGGACGGGTCGGTGAGGGTGGAATACCGGGAGGTGAGCGTAGCCCCGGCTGCGCCTCCAGCCCCGGTCAAGTTCGTGCCTGGGACGAACATCCCCGACGACGGTAGCCCGCTGAATGCGGCTGACCTGACGCTCAACCCGATCGACCTGGAGGAGAGGAATTGAACTGCGACCGTCACTCCTGCCTGCTCGGTGGCTGTCGGAAGTGGCGGGCCCGGTGGCCTGACGCGAAGACCTACGCGGTCGTGGATGGCAAGCGTGTCGAGGTGCCGTTCGCGGTGTGCCGGATGTGCCGCGAGCATGAAGCGGAGTGCCGGTGAGCCTCGTCGTCGACAAAGAGAAGACCGCCGAGGCTCGTAAGCGAGCAGGCAAGTCCGACCTGGATCGGATGTGGTGGAACGCTCCGAAGGCAGACGCAGCACGCCGTCTCGCCTCCTGGTGCAACAACATCGAGTCCCAGCAGTGGCAGCAGCGCTGGGACGGCCTGACGTACTTCCGCTACCTCACCGGCCGCTCAAGCGGTCCTGCTTCGTTCAACTACAGCCCGACGGTTAGACCGGGCCGAGCTGGCGTGTGGTCCCGGGCCAGGTTCGAGGCCCCGCACTACAACGTGATCCAGCAGTGCTCCGATGGCCTTGGAGCCAGGGTCTACAAGGAGCGCCCGTTCGTCCAGGTCTGCCCGATCGCTGGGGACTTCAAGGCCCGGGTGAAGTCCACCAAGCTCTCCCGCTGGCTGGATGCGTGCTTCGCGGATCTGGACCTCTGGCCGATCGTGGAGCAGTGCGGGGAGGACGCCCGGACGTGGGGGGCTGGGTTCGTCAAGATCGACGTGGACCCGCTGACCAAGGGCATACGGGCTACTCGGATCATCCGCGACGAGGTGATCATCGACGAGAACGAGGTTGACGCAGGCGGGCCCCGCAGGATGGCGATCCGCATCTTCGCCAACCGCGATGAAATGCTCCTGGCCTACGGGACCAACGACGAGGCCCGGGATGCCATCGAGAACGCCCCCAAGGCAGAATCGGGACTCTACTTCGGGACGGACATCGACTACACCAATGTGATCTGTCTCCGGGAAGCCTGGAGCTTGCCGAAGGGGTCCAAGATCAAGGGGCGGTACCTCCTGACCATCGGGGACCACGCCATCGAGGACAAGGAGTGGATCCGTACCAGCTTCCCGGTGGCGAAGCTGCTGTTCAAGAGCGTGGCTACCTCCTGGTTCGGCATGGGGATGCCGGAGATGGGCCTCGGTCTCCAGAGGGAGATCGACCGGACCATGGCGGCTATGTGGGAGAACAAGCGCCGCGCAGCCTGGCCGCGGATCCTCCTGGCCTCCGGCTCCAACGTGAACCCGGGCAGCCTCGGGGACAAGTCCAACGGGATCGTCAACTACACCGGGACCAAGCCGGATTTCATCTACCCGACCAGCATCCCCGCCGACCTGATGAACGACCTCGAGTCCAACATCCGCCGTCTCAAAGAGTTGTACCGGATGAACGACCAGGCCACGCAGGGACTACCCCGCCGTGAGCTCTCCGGCATTGCCATCGAGAAAGCGGAGATCGTGGACGACGCCGCCCACCTTCCCCAGCTCCAGCACCTCGAGGACTTCGTGGTGGACATCGGCGTTCTGCTCATCGAGGCAGGAGAGCAGGCCAAGCCATCTGTCAAGCTCCCGGGCCGTCGTGTCCAGGAGATCAAGTGGGAGGACGTCCAGCTTTCCAAAAACAGCTACAGCATGCGCTGTTTCCCGGTGGGCAGGCTCAGCAAGGACATGGCCACCCGCCAGAAGCAGATCGACACCTGGTACGCCCAGGGGAAGATCAGCAAGGCCACCTCTATGCGTCTCGAGCAAGTCCCCGACATCGACGGGTTCCTGGACCTCGTCAACGCCTCGGGAGACTACGTCCAGGACACGCTGGACATGATGGTGGAGGACGGGGAATACGAGCCGCCTACGGGCCTGGAAGACCTGACCGCGGCTCATGAAATGGCCCAGTCGCGGTACCTCCAGGAAAAGAAGTTCAAGACCCCGCAGGACCGGCTTGACCTGATCATGAAGTACATCGTTGCTGTCGAGCAACTGATCGAAGAGGCAGGCCCGGAGACCTCGGCAGCGCAGCCGGCGGGAGGAATGCCGGTTGACCCGATGGCCGGCGGAGTCCCCCCGGTAGGAATTCAACCGCCCCCAGGAGCGCCACCGGTTCCAGGGGCAGGGATCGGCGGGGTTCCAATCCCGGCGATGGCAGCGTAGCACCCGCGTATCTCGCACCCTTCGGAGTTACCCATGTCTGAAACGAGCACGGCTACCCCATCGGCAGCGAACGTCACCGACAGCACCTCGGACGGAGGCAGCCCCACGGCCGGTGACACGACCACCACCGGGCCAGCGCCAACCGACCCGGCAAAGACGCTAGCCAACCTGAAGGCCCAGCGGCGGGCAAAGACCACGACGGAGCCAGCCAAGCCAGCCGAGACGGTCACCACGCAGACCGAAGCTCCCAAGCCGACCGAGACCACCACGACGGCGGACAAGGGGACGGCAACCATCGAGATGGACGCCGCAGATCTGAAGCGGTTCACGACGCTATCCCGGGAAAAGCGCGAGCTAGCAGCGAAACTGGCCGAGTCTGAGGCCAAGATCGCCAGCTTCGGGAAGTTCGAGAAAGCCACAGCCCTGGCCAAGGAGGGCAAGCACTACGACGCAGCACGCGAGGCGGGAATCGACGTCGATGCAGCGATTGCCGAGTTGCTGGGGCAGAACCCCAACAGCAACCCGACGGCCACCCAGATCGACAAGAAGCTAGCCGACCGGCTTGACGCCCTCGAGGCCAAGAACACCGAGTCCGAGCAGAAGGAGCAGGCCCGCCAGAAGGCCCAGGAGGCAGCCCAACTCGAGACCGACCGGAAGATCGCGAACAAGTTCGTCGAGGACAACCGCGCCAAATACCCCTTCCTGGCCAAGTCCCACAAGCTGGTCAAACTGGCCTTCGACGACTACCAATCGGCACGGTCAACCCTGGAGGCCGAGGCCGGCAAGCAACTGAGCGGGGCCGAGCAAGCGAAACTCCTCATGGACGCCCTGTCGGTCCACGAAGAGGACTGGGCCAACTCCCTCGGGGACAAGAAGCCCGATGCCAAGACCGAGACTGCGGGGCCAGACGGGAGCGCCCGAGCAGGCGTGACCCAGCCCGCCCCGGTGGCCAAGAAAAAGGTCACGTTCGAGGAACTGAAGGCGGAGCGAATGGCCAAGCGGAAGACCGCCTGACCACGAATCCCCTAAGCAATAGGTCCCGTTAGCACCCCGCGTCCTCCGGCCCTGTCGGCGCCGGACCACTCCGGTACCCGCCTACGGCGGAAAGGACACGGGCCATGGCATTCGCATTCTCAGCTTCGACCGCAGAACTGCTCCGAAACGACCTCGAACGGGCTTACGAGGACATGGCCTTTGGCGGCAACTACGCCGCCCTCATCGGCCTGATGCAGAAGGAGGACTTCAGCGGCGACGCGAAGAAAGTTCCCCTCAAGTACGCCCTGGGCGCTGGTCAGTCGGCAACGGCCGCAACCGCGTACACCAACGCGACGCTGGCCGGACGCGAGGCGTTCATCGTCACGCCGTTCACCTGCCGCGGGTACTCGGTGATCCCGCTGGACCAGGCGGCATTCACCACGGGCGATGAGAACTCCGTCGTCGATCTGCTCTTGGACGAGAGCAAGACCGCGATGGACTCCTGCAAGATGCAGTTCGACCAGGCCCTCGCGGGCGATGGCTCGGGCTGCATCTTCACCGTTGCGGGGAACTCGGGCTCTGGCCCGTACGTCCTGACTCTCGGGACGGTCACCCAGGCCAACCGGATCACGGTTGGCGCCACCTACGTCACCAAGGCCACCCCGTTCGCCGCTTCGCTGGCGTCGGGATCGATCACGGTCACGGACGTACAGCCGCAGACCAAGACCATGACGGTCACGGCCAATGGTGGATGGACCCCGACCAATGGCCACGTCGGTGGGTTGCAGGGAACGGTTGCCGCTTCGACGGCCAACCAGGTCTGGCCGGGAATCCCCGGCTGGATTCCCCCGGCCGACTCTCGGCCGGTCTCGAGCACGCCGTTCTTCTCGGTGGCTCGGAACACGTCCGAGGCGAAGCTGGCGGGGCTGTACCTGGCCCAGGCTGGCCTGGGGCCGCTGGAGTCGATCAACCAACTCGCCTACGCCATCGCGGACATCCCCGGCGCGAAGCCGGACCTGTGCGTGATGTCGTTCAAGGTGCTGGGTCGGATCGTCGCCCAGCTCCAGACCCAGCGGCGCTACGTCGAGGGGTCGGTCCAGGGTCCGGGCATCTCGGTCTTCTACAAGACCGTGCGGATCGCCGGCCCCATGGGTGCGGACAGCATGGACCTCCTGGGGTCCTCCAACTGGGACGAGGACAAGATCGCGGTTCTCGACAAGAGCACCTGGGTAATCGCCTCCCCCGGTAACAAGCCGTTCGTTCCTGACTCGGTGGACTCTTCGCCGATCATGAACGTCCCCGGCACGGGCAACGCCCTAGCGGCGTACCGGGCGCAGGCAGTCGTGTACTGCAAGGCCCCGGGCTTCAACGGCATGATCACGCTGTCGGCTGGTTAAGCCATGCCGAACTACACGCCAAGCCAGGACTCGGCTGACTCCCAGATCGGGATTCAGCGGCTGTACTTGCAGTTCACGGCAACCACGGCCGGGGCGGTCCCCTCGACGTTCACCACGGCGACGGGGATCACGGGCGTCACGAAGTCCACCAACGACTACATCGTGGCGTTTGACTCTGCCTACCTGAAGCTCCTGAACGGATCGGGATTCGTCATCATGGCGACCCCGGCCGCCTCCGGTGCCTGGGAGGCCAAGATCACGGCCACGTCGTTCAACGACAGCACCCCCACTGTCACCCTGTCGTTCTATGACGACGACGGTGATGCGGTGGCGTTGGCCGTCGGGGACATCCTCCGGTTCGAGTTCGTGTTCACCTCGATCACTCAACCGAACGAGGTGTGATGGCCCTCGCCGACGAGATCATGGACCGCTACCGCTCCGGAGGGGGCGGTGGTGGTGATATGGCCCCCGTCGAGGTGGACGTGGAAGTCGAGAAGACGCCCGCCCAGATCGCAGCGGCCAAGGCCCTCATCGCGGCAGTCAAGCGAGGGGATGCCGAGGCCGTCTGCGAAGCGGTCAAGACGATCGCCTCGGAGTACTGATTTGTGGCGGACGTCACCCTCGACGATCTGATCGCACGGGCCCGGCTGGAGTCGGGCCTCCGGCAGAACGCCTACTACGACTCGGGCCAGATCATCCGCTACCTGAACGCGGGGGGAGCGGAGCTATACGACATCTTCACGACGGCGAACCAGCACTACGTAATCTCTGAGTTCGACTTCACGACGACGGGGCAGTCAGACGCCGTCGTGGACTTGCCCGAGGACTTCCAGCAGGGCCACTCACTCGAAATCTACCCGGACCTCCCCGGCCAGACGGCCACGATCAAGTACCTGTCCAACTGGCTCAACCGGAACGCCTACATCGGGAATGCGTTTCCCCTGGCTCCAGGCGGTTACTACCCGGTCTACACGTTCCTGGGGCGTGAGCTTCGGTTCTATCCCCCTGCCTGTACTCCCGCGGCTCCGTTCCGGCTGTACTACACACCGATGTGGGTGGACATGGCAGCCGCAACGACCCCGCCGCCGCGGACGGTCGATCTCGAGGATGGGCAGGTCGGGCCGACAGGCGCTTGGCAGTTTCCGAACGTCGGAGACGTGACATCGTCTGACATCGGCGCAACGATGACGGTCACGGGGGCGACGAACCCGGAGAACAACGGAACTTTCACGATTTTGGCGGTCGTGGCCAACCAGATCGCTTACACGGCAGGGGCCGGGCTCGTCTCGGAGATCTTCCTTGCCGGTGTAGAAGCTGTCATCCAACAGACGTCCACTGCATCGCGCGACGTCACGGGCAGCCCTTCCGACGGGTTCAGCCCCATCACGAACCAGTGGACGATCGCCGATGCAAATTTCAATGCCTCCGACGTCGGGGCTGTCATTACGGCCGCAATGCCGTCCCCGAATACGGGCTTTAACGGCGAATACACTATTTCTTCCGTTCTCTCTCCGGTTGCCGCTGTAGTGGTTCCGCCCGAGACGTTCCCGGACAACAGCACGTTCCCGTTTGAGGGAGCATTCGTCATCGACCGCCGAGTGGCCGGAAAGATCGATAAACTGCCGGGCTACATGGCCCCCTGGTCCGAGTACCTGGTGGTCTACGCCGCCATCGCCATCAACACCGACAGGCAGCGAAGCACGGCAGACTCCGAGCGGAAGCTGAACGCCCTCAAGGGCCGCATCAACCAAGTCCTCGCCGTAAGGCAGGAGGAGCCCGTCCAGCCGCCTTTGACCCGAGGGGCGTGGAATGACTTCGGAGGCGGATGGGGTGGAGGCTGGGGCGGGGGATTCGGTGGGCCGTAATGGCTGTCGAGCTGAAACTGATCCAGCCGAAGGATCCTGACGTCCGCCAGCTACAGCAGAACGTCTCGGATGCTCTCCAGGGTTGCCAGCCAGAAGGTGGATCGCGCATCGGCGTTCTCTCGGTTTCGGCCAACACGAAGCTCACTGGCAACGAAGACGTCGTGCTGGTGGACGCGGGGTCGGCGACTGCTGAGATTTCGCTAATCCTCCCTGGGGTCAAGGTCCTGAGGCGTGCTCTCACGGTGAAGATCACCCGGGCCGGAAGCTTCCCTGTCGTGGTCAAGGCGGTGGACATCCCGTCCACCTCCAGCCCGAGGATCGACGGGGAGAACCAGGTAACCGTGGACGGCAAGCTGACCGTGATCAGTACCGGGCGAGCATTCCAGACGATCTAGCCATGGCCCTCAATCCCAACGTAGTTGACGTCCCGGTTGGCTCCCTGAGCCAGACGCCCCCCGAGCACTCCGGCCCCACCGGACGGATGCGGGACGTCAAGGACGCCGTCTACAACCGCTATACCGGGGAAGGGGGGGCGAAGAGGGTCCGCCTCGATCCCCGCCCTGGCTTTCAGTCGTTCACCGACGAGGCGCACTCGAGCACCACGGGCCTACCAGAGACCGCGGTATGGGCGAGCCCCCAGTTTCTCGAGCCGCTAGGCGAACAACTCCTCAGCATCAACACCAGCCAGCCCAAGGTGTGGGACGGGACGGACTGGACCAACTACGGCACCCGGCGAATCGTCACGCAGAAGCTCTCCCAGGAGGTAGCCCACGCTGCCAACTCCACGATCGCGGCGCCCGACTCGGCCTATCTCTCGGGCGTCACCTGCATGACCTGGACGGAGCAGACCTACGTCCAGGACGACGACGACCAGATCCTCAACACCGTTGCCTACGTTGGCTTTCGAGCCGACGACGGGGCTTGGATTCGTACGCCCTCCGTGTTGTTCCTGGCCAGCTCCGCGGACAACGCCTACCAGCTCGCCAAGGTTGTGAGCGACGGGCAGCACTTCTGGACGTTCTTCAACCAGGATTTCAGTGATACGACGCTCGGGATCAACGTCTTCGGCCTGAACGGGAATCTTGTGGCCAGCGCGACGGTGGATCGGATCGATCCTGCTTCACCTGCGGTCTGGGACATCACTCGGGCTCCGGGAGAAAACGCCGTCATCCTGGCTCAGCAGGGCTCGGTCGGCGTCGATCCTGGGGATGATCTCGGGGTGAAGCTCACGAAGTTCAACCTGGACCCAGACGACTCGTCGATCATCGAGTCCACCAGCAACACGATCGCGGCTCACTGTCAGGGTCAAGTAGCATGGGCCACGAACGATCTCATCGCGAATCGCGTCTACCTCCTGACCATTGGGCCGGTGCCGGAAGAGTTCGGGCGGCTCTGGGGCTACGAGATCAATCCGAGCACCTTGGCGATCGCTCACGAGTATGACGTGAACCGCATCCCGGAGACCATGCCCGACAGCATGACCGGATGGGTGATCGCCGGGGCTCTCGCGAATCAACCGACGCTGTTTTTCGTCTGGTCCGAACTGGCGGATCAGGAGGACGTAGGGCCTACGTTCGATCCCGCCCGCCGATTCACGCGCACCGTTCGAACGACGTGGGCTGACGTCACGACGGACATCCGGCAGACCAACTCGGTCATCCTCCAGAGCCGAGCGTTTGCGATCGACGGGGAATACCACGCCTACACCTACTATCAGTCGGGTTCGGGGACCAGCGCTCCCTACGCCGTTGAAGAC